TCAACTGTATATTGATTTATATCTTCATCTGCAGAGAATCTTATAAACATATCGTCTTGTGTTGTTGGATCACCAATCGTTGTTTCAGTGCCAAAATGAATTAAGTGTCTTGTTGTTGGAGAAACTAAAGTTGATCTTGTTGCTGTGGGGTTATTGTTAGTTGCAAATCCTGATGTTGTTGTTGATGCTCTTGTTGTAAGTCTAGCTGCAATTCCTGAATTCCAAGTAAATGTTTTACCATTCAACACCGTTGCAATAAGTACTTCTCCAAAATTACTTAAAGACCAAAGACCTGGTTCTAATGTAACTGTAGATGCTTCTACTGCACTTCCAAACCCTGTAAAGTCTGTTGCGTTGGTTACTGTCGCGGCATCACTATGGGCTTGACCATTTGATGTACCTGGAGTTGCTGTGCCTAATGCACCTCTAGTAATACCTGTTAACTCATTACCCGCAACACCTGTGTAAGTTATTAATTCATTACCAACAGCTATTGTACCTGATGGACTTGGAAAACCTGTTGTTGACGTCAGTCTAATTTGTGTAGCTGATCCATTATTACCTTGAGTATCCGCGCTCAACGCTCCGTCTAAATCATTTTGTAGAGCACCTGTAATCGTACCACCATAATTTCCAATACCAAATCCATAACCATAAGATTGTGCAGCTGGGCCAACAGGTTCATAAGGTTTTAAAGTTATACTACCACCAGCAGATACTGTGCCGGTTGCAGCTGACCCCATTGTAATTGTAAAAGTTGTAGGACTTGGAACTGATATAACTTGAAAGTTTTTATCTTCAAAGTCTGATGCTGAAAAACCTGTACCACTTGGTAAAGTAACACTATCAAATAAAACTATGTCACCTACGTTTATATTATGTGCAGCTGAAGTTGTTATTGTAACTGTTGTTGTAGAGTTTGTTGAAAGTGTTGCACCAGTAATATCAGCTTTCAAAGGTGTAACATCAAAAAGTTGTCCTTCAAAATATACAAGTAAAAATTTATCTGTACCAATAGCTACGTATCTATTTCCCTCTTTATCAACAAAGGGTAACATTTTTCTAGCCACACCAACTATTGTATCTGTTAATAGAGATTGCCAACCACCAACTTTTTCAGGCAAACCATATCTAAATCTTACATTATCAGAATCAACCCAACGACCTTCAGCGCCGACAGCTGTGTCTTGTTTATCAATTCCAGGTGCGAATTTAATTTTGGTTAGAGCCATGTGTTAGCTCCTATGCTGTATTTGTTTTGAAAGCCCAACCTCTAGTAGCATCTACATAAACTAAAGTTATAGCTTGTCCGTTTGTATTTAAAACTAGATTAGATGTTCCTGAATTTATAGGCTGACCATTTCTATCAATGGTTAAATTATTTGAGTTAAACGTACCTCTAGTATCTATAATAGTAATTTCATCTCCTACCGCTGGAGATGAAGGTAAGTCAATTTCTATAGGATTAGCTGTTGTATTAGCAAAAATTTGTGCTCCTGCTACAGCTGCATAGGGTGAGTTAGAATCTGTTATAGTTGCATAACCTTTTTGTATAATTCTTGTTGTTGTATTTGTGCCATCAGAAATACAAAGTAAAGTTGATCCTGGTGGAACAGGTTGAGATGTACCACTAGCTGTTAAAACACTTAATGTTCTATTAGATGCTCCTCTAACTGTTTCATCACTTATGATCCAAACTCTTTCAGATCCTGATGGCATTGTTAAAGTTCTGTCACCAGCTAAAGTTCCAGATAGTTTTAAATAAAAGTTTTTACCATTTGATGTTGCACCATCTGATAAAAGTAAAGTTACACTTGCACCAGCCATATCAATATCTTGATAACCACTAGCGCTTTGTTCTAAAATTTGTAAGTTAGTATTTGTAATGGTGCCCCAAAGACCAGCTTTCTCTCCGGTTGCTACTATTTCTAATTTTAAATCTGATGAAAATGTTGATGCCATAATTTTAACTCGGATCTATAGGTGTCCAAACCATGTTTGCTCCTGGAATAATTTCATTCCATGTTATTATACCTGGTTCTTTTGTGTTTACCGTTAATGGAACTCCACTTGGGCTCACCAGTGCCGTTCCCGTTACTGTAACATTTCCTGTAGCTAACGTCAATGCATTTGCTGTAGGAGAAGCTGTAGCATCTGCTGTAACGGTAACCGTTCCAACACCTAATGTTAATGGGTTAGCTGTAACACTTATATTTGCTTGACCTGTGATACTTAAAGTACCAAGACCTAAAGTTAACGGATTAGCAGTTGCCTCCTCTGTAACAGCATCTGCTATAATACCTACGCTTCCAATAGTAACTGTTAATTGATTACCTGTTACAATTACGGCCACATCTGTATCTGGTCCTGATGTAGCGAATGGTAATGTTGCTATTGCGTCAAATCCTAAACTCATAAATAATCCTTAAAAGGAGACAGTGAGGTATGTGGTGGAGTCACTGCCTCCATTTAAAGATTATATTACTTTTTAAACCAACTTGGAAGTCCTAAATGCGGTCTTCCATCATTTACATTAGAGGTCTTATATTCAGAATTTTGATCGTTATAATGTAAAAATACTTGACAACAATCATTGCCTTGAAATTCTTCTCTCCAGTGTTCTAATTCAATACCTCTATAAACTAACATGTCACCAGGTTTTAGGTTTACTCTAATACCTTTATTATTACTGCTTGTGGTTACACCTTTTTTACCACCTAAATGCTCTGGCTTACCTACATTTTTTTTAGGTTCTAAATATATAGGCCAAGGGTCTCCGCCTAAATTTATTGTGGTAGATATTTCACAACTTGGTCTATCTTTGTGTCTTTCCAAAATATCTCCAGTTTTATATATTCTAGCATATGAATAAGTTGGATTTAATTTAAGTCCGGTTTTCTTTTCCATAACAGGTAAAGTTCTCATAAGCAAAGTTTCCATAGCTACATCTCCATAGTGAGAGTATGTATTTGGAACTTGTGCATCTTCCCACGTTCCCCATTCTTCTGTAAATTTAGAAATATATCTTTGATCAAATAAAGTTCTTGCAACGGTTCTTTTTAATAAAAAATAATTGTAAACAAATTCTGCTATTTCTTTTGGTACAGCCTCTTTAATTACGACGTATTTATTTTTTTTGAAGCTCATCTTTGTTACTCCTTTCTTTTGATATTGCTGTTTCAACAACTTTAATATTCCAATGTATAAATCTAAATGGTTCTAAAGCTGGATCTACCGCAAACTCGTGGGGAACATAACCTGGGAATATAATCATCGTTCCTGGTTTTGGTTTATAGTGTATTTGATTAGATGCTAATGTAATTTTTTCTGGATTTTTCATAAATAGTTTTGTCATCTCCGCACCTGGTCTTGGATCGTGAAAAACAGGGTAAGATGTTTTTTCACTGCACTTTAAAAAATAAAATCCTGATACATGTTGGTTCCAATGTTGATGTGTAGAGTGATGACCACCGCCTTTTTCACTAAATTCTTGTACCCAAAATTCTGTAAAATGTAAGCTATGATCTTTTAAATTAAAACCTTGCCAATCTAAAAACTCATAAGATCTTTGTCCTATAAATTGAACTAATTCTTTAGCTTGAGGATCGTTAGAAAAACTTTCACTGTGATATGATAAACCAAACGTGCCTATATCTTTTTTCCATTGTGGGTCGTTTTTTAATTTATCTTTTAAAGTTTTTTTAGCCTTCTTAATATATTTATCTGTTGTTTTAATTGTATTTTTCAAAAACATTGGAGCCTCTGCGATCCAAACAGGTGTTTGAAAATAAAATGAAGATTTAAAATCTACATGGTTTTTTGGTGTGTTGCTTCCGCCTTGTTTCATACTATCTAAAAGGATAACCTAGATTCCATATTACTAGACTATGCCTTACTCCTTTCGTTACTGGTTTAACTCTATGCCATACAAAGCTAGGAAATACAACCAAAGAGCCTTTTGGTAATATTTCAGTACATAGCCTAATGTTAGGTTTTTTATCAGGATCTAAATTCCTAAAATCAAACTCTAACTCTCCACCTTTGTATTCTTTTGGATCTGTCAAACTAACTGTTACAGACAATTTTCTAATCTTACCTTTTGTTGGACCTTCTTCCATATAAGGTTTATCCCAACTATCACAATGCCAATCATAATACTGACCT